CCGTGGTCAATATTTCAGTCCAAGCGAACCAGTTTTCAGGTTTATTTTTGTTATTAGTCGCACGCATCCATTTCTTTTTGCCTGCTGAATACTCTACAACCTCCTGTTTTACGAAATTGCCGGACGTAGATACGCTTAACCAGCCAGCACAATAGATATAGGGAGTATCGCTTATTGAGGAGTCCTGCGGTATAAAGTACTGCCCCGTTTTTGTGTAGCCGTTTAAACTGCTGTTAGCTGATACATAATGCAAATCACCAATCTGCCCCCGCGCGCTCGCCAGATCCTCAAGGTTCCCCCCAATCGCCACGTCCTTCGCCGAGATCGTGCCGTCTGCCGTGACGGAAATCGTCAGCCCATCAGGCATGACGGAACCGCGAGAGGTCGTCGTTGCGGGCAGTACGGCGACTTTTTTGGTTTCCTCACAGGCAGCTTCCGCAGCCGTTTGCGCGGCGGAGGCGACGTTGGCGGAATCGGCGGCAGCCGTAGCGCTGGAGGCGGCGTTCGTCTCGCTTACATCGGCAGCAGCGGCGGAAACGGAGGCTTCTCCAGCCTTCATTGTTGCCGTATTCGCGGCTTCCGTCGCGGTCTGTTCACTGGCCTTGGCCGCGTTCTCGGAAGCTTTCGCCGCCGTGGCAGAGGTTGACGCTTCTCCCGCCTTGGCTGTGGCCACTGCTTCGCTTGCCGCTGCAACTGAGGCGGAATCCGCTGCGGCTCCGGCACTCGTTTCAGCGGCAGCGGCGGAATCGGCGGCGCCTTGCGCACTGGCGGCTGATTCATCGGCGCAGGCACAGGCGGTTGCTGCACTCTGCCGGGATTTCTCGGCCTCCACGGTCGCCGTGTTCGCCGAGTCCAACGCGATCTCCGTGGCCTGCCGCACAGCCTCGGCCACAACCTGCGGGGCCAGCAAATCAATGGCCGTATCGGTGAGAGCCTCATCGACATCGGAAGCGGCCTTGACCGTTATGGCGGCGGAACACGCGGCACGCTTGGCGGCATCCTCGGAACGCTCCGCTAGAGTGTTCAAATCCTCACGGAACTGAGCCCCTTCCTCGCGCAGGACGACGAGCGCGGCGTCACGCTCAATCCTGACGGCGCCGATCGCCTCTTCTTCCCGTGTCCCGAGGGAGGCCGTAAGCGCAGCTTTCAGATCCGCCGCGTGTAAATCCAGCCCTTCCGTCTTCTGTTCCATGTGGGCATCAAGGGCCGTCATGGCCTGATCTTTCGCCGTACTGACTGCCGTGGAGGCCTCGCCGCCAAGCCGTTGCGTTTCAGCCTCCACCCGTCCAATCACCTCGGATTCAAAACCCGCCACGGCGGTTTCCGTGCGCTGCACGAGCCCCGTTGCGTCCTCCGCCGCGCGTTTCGCCGCATTGGCGTTGGATAGGGCTTGGCTTGCCGCCGCCGTGGCCGTTTGCGCCGAGACGTCGACCTGAACCGCTGCGGCCTGCGCCCGGTTTGCCGCTTCCTGCGACTTGTCCCGTGCGGTTTCAGCCTGCGTGACGTATCCGGCCATTTCAGTGCTTACGACCTGCCCTGCCCCCCGGCGTTCGGAGGGCTCCAATTCGCAGATCTGATGTAGGTTGCAGTCGGAGTTCGGCACCGTGGCGTAGACCGAGAACGTCTTGCCCGCCGGGGTGACGATCCTGAAGCGGTACTCGCTGCCTTCGCTGCCAAGCTCATTGGGGAAAACCGCGACCACGGCGCGGCCTCTTTCGTCCGTCCGTCCCGTATATTCGTCCGCGACGACATATCCGTTGTAGCGTTCGACCGCCGTCAGCTTGGCTAAAACCAGCGCGTCCCGGACCGGGGAACCGTCCTGTTCGTGCACGGCGACGGTGACATTGACTGTAGGGATCATGCGCCCTCGCTAGAGAAAACTGTTCTTCAAAGGATAGATAGGCGACTTCCGGCACGCGTTGAGCGCGGCGTGCGCCGCCTGCCCGATGCCCCGCTCAAATTCCTGCTGGTGATACAACGCCACCTGCGCCTCGAACCATTCCCGTCCGTGCATGGACTTCAAAAGCCAGCGCGCACCGTGCCGGATAACCGTGCCCCAATGGTCATAGAGGCCGTCGTCAATGCATGTCGCCTTTGTGGTCGGGACAAGCGAAACCACGGCCCGGAGCAGGCCGCCGTCGACCGGAACGTCCGCAAGTGTCACCGTTCCATTGGGAGCGGCGCTGAACCGCCCGGTAAAGAGCTGCTCTCGTTGCGTGTAGAGGTACGCCACGTCCACCACGGACGTTTCGCGCGGAAGTTCAAGTTCCACTTGAGCTATGCCGGGAATCAGCGTCCCCTCCACGTCCACGCGCCAGACCTTGCTGCGGCGGCACAGCGTCCGTGCCGCATCGATCATGGCCTTTTTCAAAACGTCCGCCGGGGCGTTCTGGGCTTCCGGCAGGATGTCGGCAATCACATCGTCAAGCCTGGGCATCGTTGACGCCTCCCTGTCTGATGGGGAAAGCAAGGTCCGTTTGCAGCTTCACGCCGAGGCTCTGGGCGAATGCCTGAAGAAATGCCTGCGCCTTGGCAAAATTCGATTCCGAATGATCGCCCGCCAGCACGTCGAACAACATCCAGAGATACGCGGCATTGGCGAACGACTCGGGCAAAGGGAACCTATCCGAGGGCGTGGCGGCCCGCACGGGCTCGGCGGAATAGACGGCTTCGATCCATACGTCCCTCCCGGATTCGACGCCGGGGTACACCCAGAACGCTTCCCGGTTGTCGAGCGGGCTGTAGGCCCAGTTCTCCACCCTGACCCCCGCTTTCCCCCATGCGGCCGCAGTCCGCAGGGCATCCAGCTCCACCCTGAAAACCGGGCGTCCCGGCGTGTTGCCGTCAGGAGCGAGGTTCTGGATCACGTTAATCAGGGAGACGGCATTGCGGCTGGTCATATGGATGTCCGCGCGCGGAATCCGCTGCATCATGCCGGGCTCCAGCCGCATGGGTTCGGTCCGGGCCGTGGCGTCCGGACGTTGCATCACGATTTCCCGGACGGCGGCGTTCAGGGAATCCATCAGCGAATACGCGCCGGACGCGGACTCCCACGGCCAGCGCCGGGCGCCTTCGTCTTCATCCTGCAATTTGCCGGACACGCTGCGGAGGATCTCGCTGCACAGCATGGCTATTCGCCCTTCCCATCGGCTTCGGGTGTTCCCTTCTTCCGGCGGCGCGGCTTCTCTTCTACGAAAGACGCGGAAGGCGGAACGGAAGGCTGGTCAGCCTGCTCTCCCTCGGCGTCCGGGCCGTAAAACCGTTCGAACAAGCGCTCATTCCCTTCCAGCAATGTGACTCCGTCCCTGTCGTCTACTTCGAAGACGGCCCCCGGGCTTGCCGTGTACGGGCCTCCGTGCAGCCAAGGCATCGTGAGTTCCAGACAGTGGGAACCAAGCATTTTCAACAACATGGCATATCCTTGGGGGCCGGAATGCAATCCGGCCCCCGGTCTGGGGTTAGGCGGCGGGGAAAACGTCGGCCTCGTCCGTCAGGCAGCCCTCCACCATCTTGTACAAGACGTGGACGGTGATGGCCTTGGCGGTCGTCTGCGTGGCCGGGACAGTGACGGTCAGCACGGCTTCGTCGGCGTAGACGTGGTTATGGGCTGTCGTGGGGCCTTCGCTCAGAGCACTGTGGGCACCGGCGGACGACAAATCCAGCGCGGCGAAATAGCGGTCGGGATCGGCCTTGTCGCCCACAGAGACGCTGGTGCAGGCGTCGAGCGCCTCATTCACCACCCGGACATCGAGCACCATCGCCCCCTTGGGGATCGGAACCAGCTCCGCCACGTCGGCGGCGGTGAACTTTTCCTTCACCCGCCCCGACCGGCACAGGATGCAGCCGGGCTGCGCCGTGCCGAGGAACATCAAGCCGCTTTTCACGGCGTCGCTTTTGAAAGTCGTCATAGCCCCTCCTACACGTTCGGATCAGCGCAGGCGGTATCCACCGCGATCACGCTGAAGTCCTTGTTGTCGTACCGGGACTTCTTCACGCCGAAGATGGCCCCCGCAGTAATGGCGAGCGCGTTGCCGCGGTCATCCTTTTCCTCGTTCCACGTATAGCGGCCCTGCCCGGACGCCCCGCCCCATGCGGCAAGCCCGGCCTGAGCGCCGAGGAACAGCGCGCGGGCCGCGCCAACGTTGCCGGAGGCCCCATAGTCATTGAAGCGGATCACGTTGCGGTGCTTGTGCAGGATGACGTCGGCATACTCGCCGAGCGCGTTCTTGTAGACGCGGTTGCCGTCTCCACGGACGCCCGCCGCCTTCTGGATGTCCAGCCAGTCGTTCTGGGAGACGGACGTGCGCAGGCTGAAGGCCTGGAACGTGTGCATGAGCAGGACGTGCTTGCGTTCGCCCTCCACGGTGATGGGCTGCATCATGGGATCGAGGGTTTCGGCCTTGGCAACCAGCTTTTCCACGATGCCGAGCGACATCTTGTCGTTCGCCGTGAGGTCGGCCTTGCCGGTGGCCGAACCGCCGTACACCATGTGTTCGGCGTCGGGCGCCTGAAGCGGGTTGTTGGCGCGGCCCTTGAAGGACAGCGGCGAAATGAAGTCGGCATTGATGCCGCGAGCCCCGGAAAGGTACATCATGAACTGTTCGTCGTAGTACTCGGACCACCACGTCGCGAGCGCGTCGCGCCCTTCCTTGCGCAGGTTGTACGGCACGCGCTGCTCGGACATCTTGCCCTTGGACTTCGTGCCCTTGCGCTTCTGGTCGATGAACAGCGAATCGCTGAAGAAGGTGAGCGCCTCTTCCGCGCTCGTGCCTTCAATGAGGTTGTCGCCTTCCACACCGTCCTCACGCAGCTTCATGCGCAGGCCCACGGTGATCTTTTCACCGGCCTGCTTCTGAAGCTCCGTCTTCACGACGATGAGCGCGGACTCGCCCGTGCCCATGAACTTGCTGAAATACTGCCGTTTGCCGGATTCCACGGCGAGGCTGTTGGACCAGACCTGTACCGCAAGCGGATGATTGAGCGGAAACTCGGTTCCTGCCATTCATGTTCTCCTAAAGTTCCCCGCGCAGCAGGCGTTCCTGCTGTTCGGGGGAAAGTCGGGCGAACTCGTCTTCCGTGGCCGGGATGTTCCCGACCGGGGCATCCCCGTGCCCGGGGACATCCCCGAGTTCGCGGAAGGCGGCCTGTTCGCCGTTGATTTTCTGCATCACCTTCTTGGTGACTTCGGCCTCAATGGATTCCCGGATGCGTTCCGGGCTGGAAGCGGCGGCGAGGGTATGGGCATCCTTGAACAGCCCCACGACCTCCAACGCCCGCCCGCCGAGATACGACTGCCGCCCCGTGCGGGGGTCGATGACGATCGTGTTCGGCGAGGTCAGCAGGGTGATCGTGTCGGGGGTCAGCCCCGCCTCGTTTTGCAGGTAGCCGATGAGCTCTTTGGCCTGCTGCCCGTTGAGCCCGCCCTCGAACATCGCATCCATTTCGCGGACGCAGGTGCCGAGGAAGGCCGCGTCGGCGGAACCGGACTCACGGCGTTTCTGCTCGGCAAGCTCGCGTTCGACGTACAGGGTCTTCGCCAATACGATGGCGTCTTCCTCGCCGTAGGTGTCGAGCTTGTCACGGAGAAGCTCGCCGTCTCGGGAGTCCTCGAAAACCAGCGCGGCATACTGCGGATTCTGTTCCGCGAACCGCCGGGCCGCTTCGGAGGCATCCTTGGGCGCTTCCGGCATCTCCCGTTGCTCATGGGTGGCCTTCCTTGCCGCGAGTTCCTGCTCAAGCTGCTCCACGCGCTGCTGCGCTTCCTTGCGCTTCGTGCGCTCCTCGGACAGCGCGGCGTGCGGCACGAACCCCTTGGGCGGCTTTGCCCCATCTGCGGATGTATCTTCGCCGGGGGAGGTATCCCCGCCCGTCGGTTCGTCTCCGGGCTTCGTTTCCGGTTTCGGCTCTTTCGGAGCGGGCGTCTCCGTCCGGTCTTGCCCGTGAGCCTCGCCATCCGGCGTTTCGCCGCGAAGTTCCGCTTCGCTGACCGCCTCGTCGAAAAAGTCCAGTTCGTCATGCCCGGCCTGTTCCGGCGCGGGCTTGGGCGCGGGTTCCGCCGGGGATACGGCCTGCTGAACCGGGGCTTCCTGCGACGCTTCCATCATTCCTTCTTCCATGTTCCTCTCCGTTTTACGCCTGAGCGGGCGAGTGGTTTGGTGCATCCATGACGGCGGATGCGTCCGAAAGACTCTGGGCCGGGGAACTGTCCGTGCGGCCCGTGTCGTTTGTGTCGGGAGTGCCCCACCGGATGCGGTCGTAGCCGTTCCGGTAGGCATCCATTGCGCCGGGGCGGTCCCGCCTGTTCCAGAACCGGGGGTCACGCCCGGAAGGACAGGGGCGGTGCCCACGGCACCATGCCTCCGCCTTGCGGTCGAATGCCGCTTCCTGCGCCGGGGTCATGGCCCCGAAATCAATAGGTCTGTCCATACGGCATAGGGGGTTGAGGGTTGGAGACAGGCAACGGCGCTGGCGGCATAAGGGAAGCAACGGCCGCATCCTCGTTGCGGGCCTGCCGGATGGCGTTCCCGGCTTCAATGCCGGTCTGGAACTCCTTCCGATCCTGTTCGCGGGCTTTCATCCCGGCCTCCGAACGCGTCTTGTCGATTTGGGCGCGGAGCAGCTCGTTCTCAAGCCCCGCCTTTTCCAGCCCGGCCTGCATGAGCTGCTGTTGCGCCTGTTGCTGCATCTGCTCGGCCTGCGCCTTGGCTTCGGCCTCCTGCTGCGCCCGCTGCTGCAGTTCCTCCGGCGACATGTCCATCTCTTCCGGGGTGATGCCCATCATGGGCTTCAGCTTCATCATGAGCTGATCCTTGTTCGGCAGGTTGCTCATCTCCATCGCCATGCCCATGAGGTACGGGATGACCTCGGGAGGCGACTGCTTGCACCACTCGATGAGCAGATTCATGTTCTGCTCGCGCACGCTGTCCGTGGCAGGGGCGTCGGACACGATCACGTCGTACATCCCCTGTGTGATGTCGTTGTGGATTTCCACGACGTCCCCGGACTCGCCGAGAACCTTCTGGTTCACGGTCACGAACCGCTCGGCATTGGTCATCTTGTCGGTGATGCGCAGCACCTTTTCGGCGGTCCACGCGCCCTGCACGTTGGCGATGACGAGCTGGCCAAGACGGGACATGGAACGGCGGTAGTTGCCGAACAGGGAAGCCATTATGGTGGAGGACTGCTGGCGGCGCAGCTCAATGGCCTTGCCGGAATTGGCGTTGGACGTGTAGCCCATCGCCTCGTCGTTGGCTCCGGAAATCTGCTGGATTTCCTTCTCCGACTGCTCCAGCACCTGAATCTGGTACTGTGAGAGCTGCGCGCCCTCAATGATCTCCATTTTGGAACGGCCTCCGGGTTTCAACACCATGAACCCGTCGGGCTTGTTGGCTTCCTCATAGAGGTCCTGAAGGTCATCGGCGGCGCCCTCCTCCACGATGATGCGCCGTTTCTGGAGCATGGCGAGGTTCATGGAACGGCGCTTGTTGATTTCCTCGTTTTGCCCGGAAAGCATCCGGGGCACGCCGAAGGGATTCAAATAGCGGTCGAGGTAGCCGATGAAGGGAATGAACGGGTACTGTCCGTGCGGGAACGGCGACGGCTCGTCGGACAGCTCATAGGAACCGATGAAGGTCTTCACCCGGAGCTTGCGGACGGAGGTGGTGATCAGCTGCTGGGCGTTTCGCACCAGCATGTAGACCTGCGCGTCGGGCAGCTTGGTGTTCACCTCCACGCACTGCCCGTCGGGGAACAGCGCGAACACGGCCTTTTCAAGTACAGGATACCAGAGCTGCACGGGCCTGATGCGCCGCCGTTCAGGGTCCGACCAGCGGGTCGAGCCGAGGACGCGCTTGTCCTGCTCCACGATGTCGGCCTCGTCGTCCATGTAGGAGTAGTCCGAATCGTGCGCGCTCAGGCCGGAGAACGCTTCCCCAATCTCCTTTTCCCGCTCGGGATACAGGCATTGCAGGTCGAAGAGGTCCATCCAGCGCTGGAAGAAGGCGTAACGGCATTTGTCCGATTCCAGCCACGGCGAGGCGAAGGGGTCCCAGAACACCTCTTTCCAGTCGCGGAAGTCGAGCTTGATCCGCTCCTGCCGGGGATCGTTGTTGAACCCGCAGTACAGCCAGCCGATGCCGGGGATCACCGCATCCTTGAAAGCCTGACCGATGCGGTACTGCCCGTCGTTCTGGTCAAGCACGAAGGCCAGCGCCTCGGTCATGATCTCCGCGATCTGCCCGTCCTTGGCGGTACGGGCTTTGGCGATGATGTTCGCCCGGTTCAGCTCCTGCGACCCGAGGATGAGGTTGATGGCCGGGAAGATGCGGTTGATGGTCAGCGGATCGATGCCCGCGTCGACGGCGCGCTGGCGGTCTTCCGGCGTCCATTGGTCGCCGTCGTACATCTCATGGTCGCGCCACGACTTGGCCCGCCAGTCACGGGAGGCGGCGCGCGCCTCCTCAACGTAGCCGAGGGCTGTCTGAATAGGCATCCGGTTATCGTGCTTCGCCATTATCGCCTCCTTGGGCGGAAGCCCTTGGAACCGGACTTCTGATGCTGACCGCAACTCAAGGCCAAATACCGGAAGGCGTCGGCAGCGTGGCTCGTCCAGTCGTGCAGCGGGCGGTCATGGAATACCTTCCGTTTCTCGTCGTATTCTTTGCGGTAATTGCGCAGGGCTTCCGCACCGGCCCCGCATTTGATCTGGTCGAACCAGCAACGCGGCAGGATGGTGCGCACGGCATTGATGCCGTCGGCCACGCTCTGCTGGGGGACGACGAGCACGGGGCCGATGTCCAGCCCGGCAAGCACTTCCTCCCGGCTCTTGCCCGTGCCGAGCTCACGCGCCCGGGCGTCGTGCGGCAGGTAGTGCGTCGGCCTGCCGTAGCCGCGTCCGCGCACCCAGTCCGCGTAATGCGCGAGGGGCTGGCCATTGGCCTCGTAGTAGTCGATGAGGTGGATTTCCCGGCCCACGCATTGCGCCACCCAGATCGCGGTGGAATCGTCCATACCAAGGTCCCATGCCGTGAACACGGGCGCGGCGGGGTCATAGGGCACGCCGGTGATGCGTCCCTCGTCAGCCGCCCGGGCAAGGAGCTTGCCGTAGTAGGCCCCGACCACGGGCGCGTCGAGGTCGCACATGTATTCCTGCCGGAACAGCGCCTCGCCGTCCTCCTCGCCGTAGGTGCGGTGCATCTCCTTGCGGATTTCCTCCACCTGCTCCGGCGTGAACACGGACGTTTCCGTCACCGGGAGGCGCTGCGCGAACCAGCTTTCTTCTCCTGCGGCGTACTCGTAGAGCGTGGCCGCGTGGTTCCGCCCGCGCGAGGTGAAGTTGAAGATGGCCCATCCGCCGTTTTCTTCAAGTATCGGTTTAAGGTACGCCCACGACAACGGGTTGGTCAGGGAATATTCGGAAAAGACAATGCCGTAGGGCGGTGAACCGACCAGCGTGTCGAAGTTGTCCGCCCCGAGGAAGTGGACGGAGGAACCGTTGGCGAGGGTGAGGGTCATTTCGTTGTCGCGGGTACGGGCGACGATGGCGTCGGGGAAGGCTTCGATCACCCGGCGTTTGCCCGTATGCGGGTTGACGGCCTCCCAAATGGCCCGGCGCACCTGCACGGCCTTGGGCAGCAGGTACCAGTACGTCGCTGTCTTCTCCATTGCGGTGCTGGCGAGGTAGCGCAGGCTGTTGTCGTCCTTCCCCGCGCGGCGGTGCCAGAGCAGGACGGAACGGCGCCCTCCGTGCTCCATGTACCGCCACATGGGAATCTGATAGTCCCGGGGCCGCCAGTTGTGAGGAAGCGTGATCTCCATCCCCTACTCCCCGCTCACCCGGAGGATGCGCACGGTCAGCGCACCGCCGTCCGGCTGGGCGTCCACGTCGCGGATGCCCCACGCCTTGCGTTCGGCCTCCTGACGGATCTTGAGCGTCTCGGCGGTGATTTTGGCGAGCTTGGCCTTGTCGAAATCGTTCTTCTCAATGGCCGTTGTGACCAGCTCCCGTTGTGTCTCCCATTCCTCGCGGTGCCGGATAATGACCGCAACTTTTTCGTCAGCGGCGGAAGCGATGGCAGCGGCCTTTTTTTCAGGGTCAACGGTGTTGACGATGCCGTTGACTTTTGCGTCAACAGCCCGATCAACGGCACCCGTAACATCTTGAGCCCATGCCTCTTTCTTCGCCCGGCGGCTGATGGCGGCCTTGTCCACGCCGTACTTGTCGGAGAGCTTGCCCATGCTGGAACCGGCTTCATACTCCGCCCTGATCGTTTCCCAGTCGTACCGCTGCTTCCTCATAGTTACCCCGCAATCCAACGCGAAAGGACGTTTCCGGCCGCACCTGCCGCAGCCGCCACGGCTACCAGCGCGGCCATGCCCCCGGCCCGGCGGTTCTCGGCGGCTTCGAGCGCGGCAACACGGGTTTCGAGCATGGACATTCGCTTGCCGTGGTCTCGCAGGTTTGAGATGACGACATCGTCGATGCGCTCGCGCAGCCCGGCCAGTTCCGCCTTGACTGCGGAGAGTTCGGCCTTCACTTCGCCGAGATCGCGGAGCATCTGCATGTCGTCGCTCACCGTGCCGTTTCCACGCCGTCGATCCACGCGGCAAGGGCCTGAGCGTCGCGCCAGTCCATCCATGCCCCTTCAATCCCGTCCAGCGTCACCGGACGCAGGCTCGTCAGTATGGGCGACAGCGGGATTGTCCGGCTGTCCGCCGAGCTTGCCGCAGAGCACCCGCACAGGAGCGGCAGACAGAGCATCACGAGCAGCGGAAGCGCGGCGGCGTTCGGCATACGCGCGGAATGAAGCCCAGAGGGATGCCACCGCTTCCAGAAGGCGAAGGAACGTCTGCATGGCATGTCCCCCCTCATTGGAGCTTCCTCTGCTTCTGCGCGTCATCGGCGTTTCTGGCCTTGCCGATGTTCGCCCCGATCCAGTTGATGACCTTGTAGAGGGTCCGGTAGACAACGCCGGATGTCTCCGAAGGGGCGGGCATGAGCGTGGCGGCCCACGCGCACACGGCGCTGGCGGCGGACAGGAACAAAGCCCAAGATCCGGTCTGGGAATTCAGGAAATCGGAAATCATGGAAAAATCCATCAATACACCCTCCCGGCAGCGTAAAAGATGACGTCCTGCGGCTTGGCCGGATCGTTGTCCACATGAACCCACGTCGGCCCGGCCTCGATGCGGCGGAACCCGGCCTCAAGCAACGCGGAAACGATGCGGAAACGGTAGTGGGAGGACGTGCACTTGATGTCCACGGCATAGCCGTGGGTGTGCGCGGAATCAGCCACCCCGCCCACCGCCTTGTTGTGCTTGGCGCAACGGAAAGCGGAAGAGAGGGAAAACGGAATGCCCGCCAGCGCACGCGCCTCGTCGAGCATACGCAGGAGTCCTGCGTCCATGTCGTCATACCCGCGCCCGCACCCGCATTTGCAGGCGAATTCCTCAGGCTTGAAAAAACGAAGAGTGGACATGAAAAAACGCTCCTGATTTTTGCTCAGGAGCGTAACATGAGGTTTTGGCCTTTCTTTGCGTGAGCCGCACGTCAGCCGTACGGGGACTGTACGTCAGGGGGATTGACAAGATTTTCCGGGCGCAACGATTTGCTCCGTTGCGCCCGATTCGTTACAACCCTCCACGCCTGCAACGCTGCAACCTCCGCACAGTAGCGGACGTTGTTCCCCCTGCCCTCCACTACGATGGGAGCGCCTTGTTCAATCCAGCGCGTTACCGTGTCATCCCCGACTTGAAATGCATCCCGTATTTCTTTGCGGCTGAAAAGAAGTTGAGGAATGTACCCAATCGCCATCACAGGCATATCTCTTCCCCCGCCCAGAGGCGCAAGGCGGTTACCGCCACATCAAGCGCCTCATCCCGTACCCGTTCCGGCGTTTCGCGCTCCACCGCCCGCACGAGTTCCTCATATTCCGCGCCGATGACGCCGAGCGCATGGTACTTGCCCTCCGCGAACACCGGATGTTTCTTCCGCGCCTCCTCCATGCGCCGGGCCAACGCCGCAATCATGACCGCTCCGCCCCGCTGCCCGCCGTTGCCGAGAAGAACGGCCGCTTCCATCAGTTCCACGACATCACCCACCTTTCACCAGCCTACTGCGCTGCGGATTCCGGTTGCTGACTCCATATCTCGTGCCTCATGAGCGCCCTTTCAGCCCCCCTTCCCTTGCCGAACAGCGGTTTGCGGTCCTCGACCAGCCGGTAGACATACGAGACGCTTCCGTTGCGATGCGCCCGTTGCGGCCCGAATACGGCGATCTCGTTGCGCTTGACGTTCCACGCGGGGAGTTGCGCATGGATAGCCCTGCCGAGGGCGGCATTGGCGCGGGCCAGCCTGTCTACAAAGCTTTCATCTTCCCTGAACGGCACAACAACCTCGACGATCCGCGAGGGACTGCTGGTTTGCTGCTGGCTCGACACGCCTGGACGCTCCTTTGGGGATTTCCCCGGTCAGATAGTTTTCGATGGCTTCCCGCGCCTCCCACCAGCCCATGCAGACCTCGACGCGGTACCCGGCCTGACGGAGCCTTGCGATGATGTCCTCCTGGGAGCTTTCCAGACTGCCGCCCTTCTGCCGCTTCAGCTCGACGTACAGCCCGTGGAACCCCTGCCGGGGTACGGCAAGAAAAATATCCGGCACGCCCGCCACCACGCCTTCGGCCTTCAGCCGGGCCCCCGTGATCGCGTCACGCCGCCCGCCGTTGGGGATGTGGTACATGACGAGGTGCGGGGCGTGCCGGGAATAGACACGCCACCACTTGAACAGGGATTTTTGCTCCTGCGATTCCGTGGGGCAGGCCCGGGCCCGCTTCGCCGGTGCGCGCCGGACGGGGGCCGATTCGTTGGAAACGCTCCATGTCATAAACCGTTCTCCTACAGCGCCCGTTGCAGGACGCTCCTGAAATTTGCCGGAATGGGCAGCGGCTTCCGGCGGTCAAACTGTCCGGCCTGATTCGGCCTCTCGCCATGCCGCCATTTCTCCATGAACGACAAGCCCGCCTTCCAGCCTTCCTCGCGCTGCGCCTGCGTCGGCACGTCAATGACGGGATCGCCAAGCAGGGGTCCACGGGCCGCAGCTGGCACAAGCGGGGGCGGTGCGTCCGCCTCGTCCTCCCATCGCCGCCCGGACAGCCAGCCCGTCAGCATCTTCGGCGTTTTGCCCCGCGCCACAAGGTCGGGCCTGCGCGCCGCTTCCTGTTCCGCCGCCCGGCATATGGCGGCCACCAGGGGCTCGGACAGCCCCTCAATGTCGATGAAAGCGTCTGCGGCCTCGGCCTTATTGCGCTTGTAGCCGAAGGCGTCCCACACGCGGTTGAACCACGCCAGCCGCTGCCCCGTGAGGACACGTTTGGTCGCCGTCCGATACGCCGGTTCAGGTGCGGGCCCCTCCCCGGTAGCGGATGCGGCAGATCTGGGGGCCTTGTTCGTAACGTGTGTGGAACCTGTGCGCGCCCCTGCGCCTTCCTGCTTTTCCTTCCCCGAAAGGGAAGCTCGCTCCTCCGCTGCATCGGCGGATGCAGGAGGGATTTCTTTTCTTGCTTTCTTCCCTTCTTCTATCGTGTGCGGAACCTGTGCGCCGCTTGTGCGCCCGTTGTGCGGCTGCTGTGCGGCCTCTTCCGTAGCAGACTGGTATAACTGCCAATTCACGACGGTGATCAGCGTGCATACTTTTCCGAAAGTCTGACGCGAGATGAAGCCGTCGTCCTCAAGCGTCGCCAGCATCCGCATCACCTGATACCGCGACAGGTCAAGCTCGCTCGCCAGCGAAGCCCCGGAACAGGCAAGCTGGCCCGGCAGGATTTCCTGCCCGTGAAAGTATCCTTGCTTCCAGTTCGCCTTCTGGAGAAGGGTGATCATCAGCCCACGATACAGCGCGCCCCGGCTCCACGACTTCGAGTCCTCAATCTTGCGCCAGACCTTGAAATAGCCGCCCATACTCACACCTTTCCCTTGACGGCAGACCCGATTGCGGGCATACTGTCTTCAACGTTTTGATGAACTTGCATCATCTTTTCCCCTTTTGGCCCGTTGCTCCACAGCGGGCCTTTTTCGTGTTCGCGTGCCGAACCTTCAAGCGGCACTTCAAATCTGTCTCCACACTTCGCGCAGGCCGTCCGATACAGCCAGCTCCAGCCTTGTTTCTTGCAGGGCCTCAAATGCGGATATTGAGCGGCGGCTTCCCTGAGCCCTTCCACCGTGAGGAACCCCACGGCCTCGGGCGACGGGATGCGGTGGCGGCAGCGGATGATCATGACTCCACCATTTTCTTGAACAGGTTGATGAAGTAGATTTGCCCCTTGCCCGTAATCTTCGGCGTGCGGGTGATGTGACTTTCCCCACTGCTTCCGATGCGGGTGCCCTCCTTGATCTCCATCCATCCGGCATCCATGCTTCTCTGGGTAGGCATGTTGGTCTGGGAACCATCCTTGTGCAGGTAGCCCCTGTTCCTGAGCCACTCGAAAAAGCGGTTCTGCCCAATGTCGTAGCCCGTGGCCTGCTTGATGAGCTTCGCCATTTCCCCCACGAGGATGCTGGTCTTGGCGACCTCGATGGACTCGGCGAAGACCACCTTGGGCCTCACCTCCTCCATCTTCTGCTCCAGCGCGAGGCGCTTCTGTTCTTCAAGAAGCCGCTGCTCCTCCTTGTCCGCCCACGCCCGCGCCGCCTCCGCCGGATTCCTGAAGTTCGGAAGCGCCGGGGCACCGTAGCCGCCCGTCCTGCGGATGGACGGAATAACCTCATGCACGATCCAGCGTTTGAACGCCTTGGCCTCCGGCTTGCGGGACCGGAGGACGAGCGAGTACAGGCCCGGTTCTGAAATGATACGGCTATCGCGTCGCAATCCTGTGGAATCATTCAGAGTGTGGATAATATCGACAATAGGGCGTTGCTCGTCGTGCTCCAGAATGTCCGGCAGATCCCGCGTCTCCGTTCCGAGGACGGCGCATACATCCCGCGCCACAAACCACGGCTCGCCTCCGTACTCGATCACGCGCACGGCCCCAAACTCCCTGTTCTGAAAAATTCGCAGCCCGCTCATCGGCTCCTCCTCCTTCTTTTTGAAGAGAGGTTATCCCAGTTCTTTTTTCCCTGCCCGGAAACAGCGCGTTCCATGCGAAGTATTTTCGTACGGATTTTTCGGTACGACGCTCATCATTACCTCCACACCTTCCACCACGGCTTGCGGCACTCTCCCGTCAGTGGCTCGGGCATCGCCACCGGTGGCGCCTGCTCTCCGTCCGACAGGCTGGCCAGCGCCACATCCCGATCCCGACGTTCCGCCAGTGGTTGCAGCCCCGCCTGCGCGCTCCGGCACGCCGCGATCACGTCCCCAAGCCCGGAACGGATCTCCCGCGCCGTACTCGGATAAAGCACCTGCGCCTCGGCGACGATCCGCTGCACCTCGCCAAGGGCCGAACCCGCACGCGCCACCGCCGTCAGCACGTCCGCCCGCGTCGCGGCAGGCGTCACCGGAGTGTCATCAGCTACAAGCTGCGCTTCAAGCCACTGGAGGAGGATTGTATTCCGCATCACCCTGCACAAACCGGGGATGATGTGCAGGCTCGGCGCATAGTTGTCATTGGGATCAAGATAGCGGCGCAAATGCGTCGCGGTGATGCCCACTCCCTGCGCTATGCTTTCGGCGGTCATGCCGCTGGCGTCCTTGGCTTCCCGAAGCGCCTCGATTGCAGTCATGTTCTTGTAGTCGGCCATCCTGCTTTTCCTCTGAAGTTTTCAACTTTACGGCCTGTTGCGTTCCGATAAGATGGCTGAAAAAGGTTCGGACCCCATGCCTGTACCTACAGTCCATCTGCTCATCACCCTGCGCGGCCCCGTGTGGCGCGTCCGCATCCTGTCCGGCGGCACCATCCGCTGGAAGTGCTACCGCGTCGCGGAGTACCCGACGCCGGAGGCCGTGGTCCGGCGGTGCATGACGGGGCTAGCGTTCCGGAGCAAAAATCAGGAGCACGACAACAGCCACGCCGAGCGCAAGCAGGATGTCACACAGCATGACTCACCTCTTCGGGTTCGGTGGGAGTGCTGGGAGCGGCTGGAGGCCATAGGTCGGGCCTGAGAGATGAGAGGGGGATACCCAAAAAACGATTATAACGAATGGCAGCTTCAGGGCTTATAACGCGATGTTTCTTGAAATGCCTCCACACCGTCACATAAGGAAGCCCTGAGCGTGCGGCCGCGTCAGTGATTGTGAAGCCGTAAAAACTAGGGTGGGAAAGTTCGTTCTTCATGAGAACTAAATACCAATAGGTAAAATTATAGTCAACATAATTTACCTATTGGTGGTAGCAATTCTTTTTTCCAGCTGGTAAAAAATTTTTATGGATATTTACGCTGAATTTTTGGCCTTACTGGATAAGGCCATCGCAAAATGTGGAAACGCCAAAAAACTAGCTGAGGCTCTTGACGTTCACCCGAATCTTATCACTCGCTGGAAAAAAGGTGAGCGTGTACCTACTATTACATCAATACAACCTCTTTTAGATTTTCTTGGTGTAGGGTTTTCCGATCCAACCGTTACCCAAAGTAAAGAGGTCTGCTTTGTTGACGCGCGTATAGCCCCGGCTGGGGACACGCTCCCCCCTCCCCCGGATGAAGACTACCTCGCCGTTCCCCTTGTGGAAGAAGTTGGCGCGGGGCCCGGCATCATTCCGCAAAATGAACTCATCTCGTGGTTCCTCGTCTGGCGTCACCAGCGGGCCATTCAACACAAGCGCGATCTGATCGCCGTCATGCTCGGAAAGCATTCAACTTCGATGGTTCCCACGCTCAAGCCGCAGGATATTGTGCTGGTGGATAGGCAGGATAAGGACGTGATGAACTTTAAGGGAAGAATCATGCTTGTCCTCGATCCCGCCGACGGCAGCGGAAAGATCAAGCGCGTGGCAGCGGAAAACCAACCGAAGAAAAAGGATTATCGCATCACCTACTATTCGGACAACGCCGCCGAGAATCCCCCCGAGGTCTACAGCCTTATGGAAGACTTCGAGGGGGACTGGAACAAGGCCATCGTCGGGCGGGTTGTATGGGCGTGGAGTGACGTGAGCTGCAAATAACCGTGGAGAGCCGCATGTATAAAATCTATCAGGCTGGCCCCCTTTTCTCAGATGCGGAACGGTCGTGGCACGGTAAACTTTCCGAGCGACTGCGTGCAGCAGGGCACTCTGTGGTCTGGCCGGGAGACTTGCTCACCTCAGACCAAATCAAAGCCGCTGGCCCGGGGGCAATCTCCCTTATCTTTGATACGTGTCGAAACGCCATTGATTGCAGTACCTGTGTTGTCGCCCTGCTTGACGGCACTCAGGTTGATGACGGCACGGCTTGGGAAATCGGGTACGCCTACGCCAAAGGGCTTCCTATCTTTGGTATCCGCACCGACTTCCGCCAAGGCGGAGATACGCCGTTTAACCACATGAACAGTATGATTGAGGGTTGCCTGTACGGTCTTGCCACAGATATTGACGGGCTTTTGCTGATGATGTGTGCGGCCTCATGTAACAAATGAAAATCCCCGCCGGAGCGGGGAAAGGTGAATAATGGAAGAAGAAAAGGACTTCTTGCTCAAAAGATATGAGTATACGCTAAAAAACTTCACGGACAGTAACCAAGCCATGATTGATTTTTCAAAAATGGCGCTGCGTGGAACCATGCTATTAAATGGTGCTGCCGTAATTCCTATTGTATATTCAAAGGTTGAATATTTATACTCTTGTGCCATTGTTTTCGGTATCGGAGCACTTCTTTCGGCTTGTGCAACATCTGTGGCATATCTAACCCAATGGATAATCACTTC